TCGCGTGCGTGCGCATCGTGCGTGCGTTGCGCGTAGCGGGTGCGCGTTGCGTGCGCGCCTATGCGCGCCCCCCTACGCGCTGGAGCGGGGGCGCGGTGTGTGACAACCCACCCCCTGCTTTTTCCTGCACCGCGCATCGAGCCACGCACACCGCACACCGCGCACCGCGCACCGCGCACCGCGCACCGCGCACCAGCGCCACGCGTTCCACCCACCTACCCCATTCCTATACGCGCACCCCGCTATAAAAATCAGCGCCCCGCGCTACGAGTTACGCGAAATAAACCGCGCATTCCCCCACTTGCACTTCTCCCCCACGCCCGTTACGATCCGCGCATGCTCAACCTCACACGTCAACAGATCGATGTGATCGTTCAGACCGTCAAGGCGTACGGCACGCTGTCGCTTGCGGCGGCCAACGCTGGGGTTGCGCCCTCGCACCTCAAGCGTCTGCTCGAACGAGACGGCGATCTCAAGGCCGAGGTCGATGACGCGCTGGAGCTCTTCCAAGACGCGATCCGGCTGACCGTGCTGGAGCGCGCGACCGAGGGCAAGTCAGACGCCATGCTCAAACTGGCGGCCGAGGCGTTTGTGCCGCAGACCTTCAAGACCACCGTCTACGACGCCAAGAAAGACAAGCCCACCCGGCTGACGCTTCGCACGTTCGACGACGAAGGTCAGCCCACCGACCCCGCCCCCGCCACACCCCTGAAGCTCACACTGCACGAAGGACTCTGATATGCCTACCGTCTCTGAAGCGCTCAACCGAGCAATGCGCAACTCGCCCCGGCCCACGATCGGACCGGCCGTTGCCAGCCCCGCGATGTGGCCCGCCCAGGCTGCCAAGATGTACGAGATCGCTGAGGTCAAGGAGAAGGTCGCCGAGCTTCGCGCGGCCGGCATCCGGGCCACCGTTGTCGTTGAGGCTGACTAAGCCTCGTTTCATCAACCACCAACCACTCATCCCCACCATGAGCATCCCCCTCGACGAAGTCCTGCGCACAGGCCACTACCGCAACAAGGAAACGGGCGAAGTTTTCTTCGCTTGCAACTGTGGAAAACAGCCTGCACACAAAACCCTGCGCCACATCGGCGCGAACCGCGACAAGTACGAACACGCCCACGCACCGGGCAGCACGCCGCCGAGGACCGTGACGTGAAGCGCCTACTCGACGCATGGCTTCGCTTCTACGAAGCCAAGAACCTGTTCAAGGCCAACCCCTGCGACAGAGACGCTGCGATACCCCTGCAGCCGCTGGGCCGGGCGCTGCAGTACTTCGGCAGCCAGTGCCCGTGCTGCGGCGGCACGCGCGTCCTAGCGGCCGCTGTGCTGGTCTACGTGCTACCCATCGCGTTGTGGGTGCTGCTGGGGCTGTTTTTCATCGCGTTCGTCTACGAGATCGCCGCCGGACCGAGGTACGACGAAGCCGAAGACAATCCCGGCCTGACAGACTGAGAGCATCCCGATGAAGCAGTTCGCAAGCCCGTTCATCGTCAACGCCACTGGCGTGACCAAAGCCTACCTCGTAGGCAATCCGTGCGGCACCGAGGTCACCTACGACCTGACGGTGACCAACAATGACGGCGCTACGGCCACGCTCAGAACCACCGCCACCATCCCGCCCGGCGTGTGGCGCCTGAAGCTCGTGAGCGACTGCGGCTGCCACTCGATGCTGGTCTACAGCCCGCCTTGCAAGGTCACGGCAGGTGACGGCAACTACGACGGCGACGGCGGATCGCCCGACCCGATCCCGTCGTGCGACAACACCCGCTGCCCATACCCCGAGATCGGCTGCTTCGTGTTGGGCGACTTCTGCCCCGACCCCGTGATCGGCGCGTTCATCAAGGGCGCTGTGCTGTGTCCTGACCCCGGGATTGGTGCCTACGTCGCATGACCGACTTCGCCCTGCCAGCCTACGACTGGCGCCCGCGCAAAGACCAGATGCCCATCTGGCGCACCATGATGAGCGACGACTTCCGTCGCGGAACCATCGTGGCGCATCGGCGTTTCGGCAAGGACGAGTTGGCTCTGCAGATGATGGCCGTGAAGGCCATGCAACGCCCGGGTTCGTACTGGTACTGTTTGCCCCAGTACGCCCAGGCGCGCAAGACGATCTGGGAGATGGTGAACTGGCGCACCAAGCGCGCCCGCGTCGATGATGCGTTCCCGCCCGAGATCGTTGTCAAGCGCGACAACCAGTCCATGATGCTGTGGCTGGAGTCGGGCAGCACCATCCAACTCATCGGCTCGGACCAAGTCGATAGCCTCGTGGGCGGCGGCCAAGTGGGCATCGTGCTGTCGGAGGCCGCGCTGTCGGATCCGCGCGCCATGCAGTTCTTCCGACCAATCCTGGAGGAATCTGGCGGCTTCGAGCTTCAGATCTCCACGCCGCGCGGCAAGAACCACTTCTACCGCAACTACCTCGCGGCCAAAGAGGACATGGATTCAGGGGACAAGACCGTGCTGGCGGCCAAGCTCACGGCCGAAGACACGAGCGTGTTTCCCCCTGCGCAACTCAATCGCATTCGCCTCGATCTTATCCGTGAGCACGGCAAGAAGATCGGCGAGGCCATCTTCGAGCAGGAGTACAAGTGCTCGTTCCAGGCCGCGCTCATCGGCGCGGTGTGGGGCGACGAAATCTCCGAGCTCGAACTCGAAGGGCGGCTGCGCCCGATGCACCACGACCGGCGCTTCGGCGTGTCCACCTCCTGGGACTTGGGCGTGGGCGACTCCACCGTGATCCTGTTCTGGCAAGAGGTCAACACCCGCCACCGCTTGATCGACGCCTTCGAGGGCACGGGCCTGGGCCTGGACACCTACATCGAGGTGCTGAAGAACAAGAAGGCCGAGAAGGGCTACGTCTACAGCCAGCACATCGGGCCCCACGACATCCAGAACCGGGAGTGGTTGCGAGGTGTGTCCCGGATGGACGAGGCCAAGCGCATGGGCCTGCACTTCACGCGCATGCCCCAGACCCGCATCAAGACCCAGATCTCGGTGGGAGCGCAGATGCTGCGCAACGTCGAGGTCAACGAATCAAACCCCGATGCTGTGGCCGCCTTCGAGCACTGGAAGGCGTACCACTACCCGGTCAACAAGACGACGGGCGAGTTCGTGACAACGCCCGTACACGACGAACATTCACACGCAAGTTCCGCATTGATGACCTATAGCTTGCACCACGCGTCCAAGCTAGGCGTTAATCTCGGAGATATGGACCCAGACCTACATGGCGATGCGCTAGGTGGAGCTGGCAAATTTGATCCTCGTGTGTATGACACACGCGGAGCATTCCGAGGTGGCGGCATAGCAAGCGGTGTATCTAATCCGCGGCAAGGCGCCTTCGGCTGAAAGGTCAACCATGTACGCAGCAGTTGGTGCTGGATACGCACCCAATACATTGAGTTTTTATCAGGAAGACATGGTTCAACCTGATGAGATGGGCGACACTATTGCTAAGATTGTGATGCAACGCTTCCGCGATGCTAGGCAATTCAAGCAGAACAACAATGTATATCAGGGTAAAAGCACGGTTACTCTGCTGCGTGAGGCCGACTATGCGATGGAGAAGCGGTTCACGCCGGAGGAAATCAACGGCTTGACGGACGCTTTCGGGTTCTGCCCGACTCGCTACTACGGGCTGAGCGCGGCCAAGACCGTGGCCATCTCCAACTGGAAGAGTGAACTGGTGGCCGGCGACCCCGGGGCCCTGGTCAAGATCATCCCCACGCCCTCTCCGCGCCTGCCTCGCTCGTCGATCGAGCGCATCAAGGAGAAGGTCAAGAACGAGCTCGTGGAGCGCATGCTGAGCAACGGCTTGGCTGACCCCCGCATGCTGATGAACGTGAGCAACGGGCGCCTGCATGAGAGCGTCAAGCGCTTCCTGGACGACAAGGCCATCGCGCTGCGATCGATCGAGCGCGCCAAGATCGTCGAGGCTGCATCCTCGGCCGCCAACGAGATCCAGGTCAAGCTGCACGACACCGTGATCGAGGGAGGGTTCCGCGAAGCCTACGCCGCGTTCAGCCTGAACCAGATCAAGTACGGCGTGGCCATCATGCGCTTCCCCTACTGGCAGCGGCGCGTGGTGCTCAGCGATTCCCAGGACGGCAAAGGCCGGCCCCAGCGCGTGTGGAAGACCATCCCCACGTTCCAGGACGTGAACCCGTGGAACTTCTTCCCTACCGCCGACGGGCGCAACGTGCTCGACACGACGGCCTGCATGGAGTATCGCGAGATCAACAAGACCACCCTGGTGGGTATGGCCTCCGACAAGCGCTACGACCGCGAAGCGATCCTCGACATCCTCGACGACTACTCGATGAAGTCGCGCACCTGGATGTTCCCGGAGAGCTCCCAGACCGTGTCCGAGAACGGTGAGAAGAGCACCTACTGGGGCCCGGAGGAACTGGTGGCTGTGATCCACCACGAGGGCTTCGTGACGGGCCGTGACCTCTACAACCACGGCCTGACCGGCTACGACGACACCGAGGTCTACAACGTGTGCGCCGAGATCTGCTGCGGCCGCACCATCCGCGTGGAGGTCAAGGATCCGCGCGCCGAGTTGCCGCGCTCCTACGCCACAACGAAGTTCGACGACATGGGCGCTGGGATCTGGAACGGTGTGGGCGTGCCGGCCATCCTGCACGACACCCAGCAGCGCATCAACACCCTGTGGTACATCTGGGAAAACAACATCGACTGGTCAATGCGGCCCCCGCTGCAGACCAACCCCGAGGCCCTGAAGAACCCGCAGGAAGCCCGCTCTATCCGCCCGGGCGGCAAGTACGAGGTGTCCGACCTGATCGGCCCTGGCGTCAGCCCTGACCCCATCCGCACGATCCGTGGCCCGACGGCGCAGTACCAGATCCTGTTCCCCATCATCCAGAACCTGATCCGTCAGGCTGACGGCGAGGTGGGCGTGCCCGATCTGGCAGACATGAGCACCTTCGGCCGGGGTAGCCTGGGTGAGTTGAGTGCGCGTGTGTCGCAGGCTGTGCGCCGGGTGCGCAACGCTGCGTTCACAGAGGACACCAGCCTCAAGGGTATCTGGCATGTGCTGTTCGAGTACGTGCTCGACGAGAACCCCGCGCTGGTCGAAAACGCAGACCTGGACATGAACTATGTCGGCGTGGTCGGACTGTTGGCGCAAGAGCAAGAGCGCAAGGCCAAGACCGAACGCCTGGGTCTGAGCATGCAGGCAGTGCAGTCTGGAATGGCACCGCCCGAGCTGGGCAAGTGGGCCTACACCGATCTGCTCAAGGACATGGGCACACCGACGGAGGCGCTGGGGATGTCCGACCCCATCACCGAGAACGCGATTGCGATTGCCACATCGCAGGGGCCCGTGACTCAGGGCTCAGGCATGCAGCAAGTGCCGCAACTCGATGGTCGAAGTGGAGCGATCAGCGCCATTCCAACGGCCATCGCGCAGCCAAATGGAGGTAGTGCGGCAGTTCCAGCGGCGGTGTAGGTCTGCTTGACCCTAGCTTCGTGCATGCGTTACAGTCGCGGCGAGTCAACCCGCCTGCGGAGCGAACGCTATGACGATTAAGATCGCCGGAAGCCCGGTCAAACTCGGGGATACCCTGTTCAGCCGCAGGGCTGGCGGACCAGGAACGGTGACGAAATTGCTGGACTACGCAGTAGTCCTCCAAGTTTCACGCGGCGGCATTTCTCGCGACTACACTGTCACCGAAGGTGGCTTGGTCGCAGGGGTGCGCGATGTCTACTGGCATCTGCCGCTTGAACTGGATCTACCCAAGGACAGCGTCGAGAAAGTCCAGAAGATCCAGACCCTTGTGAACACCTTCGTTCAGGTGCTTTGATCATGGCAACGCGGCTGCCTGCGCTCTGCTGCCCTCCGGTGACGGGCACAACCACCACCACGTCACCGAGTGGCATCTGCTGCCCGCCTCCCGGGCAGTCCATGCACCCCAAGCCGATCCCGGTTACACCGCCGGATCCGTGCGCAGACGCTCAGCCCGTCACCATCTGTGGATCGACCGACCCGATCCCCGTTGAGCCGGTATGCAACCCGCTGTCGATCCCATACGAGAAGTGCGATGGAACCACGGGCACTGCAGTAGGCACTACATGTGACCTAGTACAAGTCGTACCGCATCCCGATGCGGTAATGAAGGTCAAGATTTGCGAGACGACTGACCGCGAACTGGTCAAGATGTGCGACCCCGTTACTGGGGAAGAGGTCTTGATTCAATATGACGTCACTACCGTTCCGCCTACAGTTCTTGCCGCAACCAATCTCTCCACCAATACGCCATATACCGGCAGCTTCGACGATCTCGTCAAGTGCGGCACGGCCGAGGTTGAGCAAGAGGTTTACTGCGATGGCACCAACACGTTCATCCGTTGGTATGTCGTCGATGCCCAGGGCCAGCCGACTGGCGCGTACTGGGATACCGACCTAGAAGGTCAAGCCTACACGGTTCCTACCGGCGCAACGCTCACCCGTGGTGAGTGCCCGGTTCCTTGCGCTGATGTTCCTATCCAGAGTTGCTCTGGCAAGACCATCGGCTATGCGTATTCTGAATCCTTCGCTTCGATTGTAGGCGCTACCGTTCCGTTGACTGATTGCGACGGAAATGTGTACGGCTACATCATGGCGGCGCGTGACGAAAAGCACACGGTCGCTATTGAGCAAGGTTGCACCACGCCAACTATCGTTGGTTACGCCGCCGCTACCGGCTGCGTTAAGTGCTGCAAGGATACCGAAGTCGTCGAGATGTGCGAGAACGGTAACAGTTTCTTGCGCCACTTCGTGTACCAGGACGGTGAGTTCCAGTACAAGTACGACACCAAGCTCGATGGTACGACCTACACGGTCATCGATGAGGGAGACGTTCACCTCGGGGCATGCGAAGTTCCTGAGTGTGATTCGACTATCTCAAGCGCGTTCGCCGATGACTTGACGGAGTTGCTGCCTGGAACTAGCATCAGCATCCAGAAACCTGACTGCTGCATGATCAAGGTCAACACAAACGTAGGCAGCTTCATCGTAGCTTCTAAGGTATCTGGATACTCCACCAGCGACTTCAAGTGCGAAGTAACTGTGACCGATGTTGAGATACTGAAGGGTAGCTGCACGTTGAGCGACGTTATCGTAACTACCCAGAAGAGCCTGAAGTTCTGAAAGGAATCCAAATGACTGCCTTTGTAACCTGCGACGATCTCAATAACCTTCCTTGCAACTGCGATGGCAGTGAGACGAAGGTCACTGCTGGAACCAACACTACGGTAACTGGCACCGGTACTCAGGCCGATCCGTATGTGATCAACTCGACTGGTGGCGGAACGGTAACGGATGTCACTGTCACCAACACGGTTGCCGGCCACAAGATCGCTGATGTTGTAGTCAACGGCGTCTCCTACCCCATCAATGAGACGGTCACCAGCCTCGGAACCCCGACCTGGAACAGCACGACCGGACTGTTGAGCATCCCTTACACGGATGAGAATGGCGTCACGCAGACCAAGACGGTGACTGTCAACCCGACGTTCACCAACACTGACGCTCAGCTTCTGACGGGTGATACCACTGGCACGGTGACGCTTGGCCTCACGCCCATCACGCTGCCTGACGGGACCATCAACTACACCATCAAGGCCGACCTGCCGTTGGCCACGAGCGTTCCTTCTGGTGGCACCAACCAGCTGAAGTACGACGCTGCACGCGGCGGCTGGTATGTTGATCCGGTAACCACTCCGACTGCTGCAGGTGAGATCTACGTCGCAACGCTTGGAAGCAACCAGAATATGGGCGGCCGTGCGTTCCAGACGTTGGACTTCAATACCAAGAATTCCCACGTCTTTGACGCTACTGTTGGCGCTCAAATTTCTCAAAGCGCCAACGGCGTTCAGGTCCAGCCCGGCTATCGGTACAAGGTTAGTGTATGCTTGCAAGCCGGCACCGGCACTGGTAATGCGTGGACTGCGTGGCTGCTCATGGCTAATGCAACTCCCGTCCATAACTTCTACTTCACCAACACGTTTGGTGGATCTGGAACGCAAAGCTCGCACTGCGTAGACTATGTGTTTGACGCTACTGCAGTGACTGACTTCACGGTTCGTAACCAGGATGGTACTACCGCATCTACGTGGCAGTTCCCGTTTATGAACCAGATGACCGTTGAGGTCATCAAGAAGCTCTGATGAACTTGGTGGCTTTACGGTGCTTACGGCGTAAAGCTGCCATCAATCTCAACCCGTAGCGAAAAGGAACTGCATCATGCAAATGATCTCTTACTTCTCCAGCTCGGGCTCTAGTTGTTCTACGACCCGCGCAGTCAAACCTGTCGTCTACCAGGAGAAGATGACTATTGCGGTCGGGGCTGGCCTCAACCGTGAAGACCTGTTGGCACCTTTGGCCGCTGGCGAGTGCGCGGCTGACGCCGGGCAGATCGTCAACAAGGGCTGCTACGACATCCTGCTGTCCATCGAGTACCTGACCGGCGCCGACTGCGACAACTGCACGGTCGATACCGTGACGGCTGAGAACGTGACCCTCACCGTTCCGGCCAACAGCGCATTCCCGCTGCCCCCTGGCCTGATCTACTGGATGCAGGTCGCGACCGTGGACAGCGATGGCAACCAAGTGGCCAACACCACTGAGCAGACCGTGTCTTGGTACTCGGCCTATGCCCCCGATTGCGCTGGCTGCGTGTTGGTGCCGTAAGCACTGACCCTCAATCGGACAGTGGTAAACTTTTTGTAAGAAAACAAACATGGCAAACGACCTTACTCTCATCGGCAATGCTGGCGCTAACTGCAGCAATACGCCGTACTATGAGATCGACGGCTGCGTCAACTGCGTTCCTTACAAGAAGTTTCTTCCGCTGTCCGATTGCGCTTGCCCTTCGGATGTAACGAAGTACATCAACCTGGAAACAGGTGAGCTCACTACAACTGAACCTACAGGGTTCACCATTGGTGCTTGCGGCAGTGAATGCGCTTCACCTACGAATACCAGTATCTGCTACCAGTTCGCTGGTGGCGGTTGCCCTCCTATTACGACCGGTGTTAACGGTGCATATAATGGCGTTGATTATGCGCTTCCTAGCCAGATAGGTGCTAGGATAGAACTTGCGGTTGTTGAAGTGGATGGCGTGCGCAATACGCTCCCTTCACCCATTCTCATATCTAGTAACTCTCCTACCCTTGCAGGAGATGAAGCGTACTTTGCGGCCGAGTTCAAAGCAAAGGTACTGCCTTTTTATGCGGCTAAAGTTCCGCAACTGAATGAAGTAACGGTAACATTTGGAAACTTTGGTCCTGACAGCAAGGTAGTTTACTTCTGGATGTATGATTCTACGAATCCTACTAGAAGTTATGTCGGGACATGCGCAGATGGAACTGAATGCGGCATCGGCCTGATTTTGACTACCAATGGTGTTGAAGGTGGGGCTAACTACGGAGGTGGTTATGAAGACGAACAGTTAACTATCGCCGACCCAAGCTGCAGCGGCGGTGGCGGCACAGGCACGACCGTCAACATCAAGGTCGTCACTGTCAACGGCGTAACGACCTATTACGAAGAGGGTGTCGAGGTAACGAACACCACCCGCATCGCGGAGATCCAGGCGCTCATCGCGGCTGCAACAGCCGCTGACGTGTCCTGCTGCAGTGAGTGCATTCCTGAAACAGTTGAGCCTGTTGACTCCAAAGTCTGCTTCCAGATTGGTGCCGACAAGTACACTGTAATCACGGTCAACGGTACATCGACTTACTACAAGAACGATGTCCTTTTGACTGTGGCTGCCGACATCACAGCCGCTGAGACTGCAGTCAATGCAGCGACGTACGCTGACGTTATCGACTGCGTTGAAGCTACGGTGCCTCCGAACACTGACATCTGTTACGAGTTTACCGGTGGTGGTGGTGGTGGCGATTGCCCAACCATTACGGCTGACGTATCTGGTTTTCAAATAACTTTTAGAATCGATGACGTTCCGGGTGCGACGCTTACATTAGCTACCACTGAGTTGGACAGTGGTGTAGAGACGCCCGTCACTCCGCCGATACTCATATCTAACAGTGCGCCTACATTGGCAGCTTCGTTAGAGTCGTTAGCTGCAGAATTCAAATCGAAAGTTCTGTCTAGGTATCAAACGCAGCAACCTTGGTTGGATAGTGTAATTGCGTTTGAACAAGTAAATTCGCAGGGACGTTTAACTCTAAGTTTCTTCCTGTATGCATCGGCTGATCTTAACAAAGATTACACCGGTCTATGTGATACGCCTCCTTGCGAGCCCTATGTAAAAATTGCTACAAATGGGGTTACTGGTGGCGGTAACATTGGAGATCCAGTATTACGGACAGGTATTCAAATTCCTGACCCCGCTTGCAGTACTGGAGGCGGCACAGGCACGACCACCAGCATCAAGGCTGTCACGGTCAACGGCACCACGACCTACTACGAAAACGGCACGGCTGTAACCAGCGCAACCCGCATCGCGGAGATCTAAGCCCTGATCGCGGCCGCCACGGCCTCCAACGTGGTCTGCTGCCCTGACTGCGCCGCCGAGCCGCTGAACGTGCTGACGACGGTGCAGCCCACCCCAACAGCCACCGGCAACACGACCAACCTGAACAGCACCTTCAAGGACGCCAACGGCGATACCTGGATCGTTGACTCGAACGGTGATGCCATCCTGGCGGGCAGCGCGGCTGACTCGCTGGATGTGCTGACGACGGTGCAACCCACCCCGACGGCTACCGGGAACACCACGAACCTGAACAGCACGTTCAAGGACGCCGCTGGGGACACCTGGATCGTTGACTCCAACGGCGATGCCATCAAGGCTGGCGGGTCGAGTGTCACCTGCCAAGCGTTCATGGACACCGAGACGTTCACGGCGACGGCAGGCCAGACGAGCTTCACCTTGTCGCGTGCCCCCAGCGGTGATATCCGCTTCAGCCGCAACGGCGCATCGCTCAACGATGCTGCTGCCACGGTGGCGGGCACCACGGCGACCTACGTCCCCACGGCGAACAACAACACTGCGTTGTTGGCCGGTGATCGCATCGACATCACCTACATCTACAACGTCTGCACCGACCCGGCTGCAGTGACCACGATTGACGGCAGTGAGACGAAGATCATCGCCGGCACGGGCATCGATGTCACGGGTTCTGGTACGGTTGGTGATCCCTACGTCATCAGCGAAGAGCCAGATCCGTCGTTCAGCAACATCGTATACGTGAACTCAACGTCACCGACGACTGCTACGATCTTCGATCTGAACAATCCGCCGACGACAAACGACAACACGCTGAAGCAAAACGACAGCAATCTGTATATTGCCAGCGACGGGACATCGTGGGTTTGGAATTCGTCAACGAACACCTACACCACCTACGCATACCCATCGTCTGTCAAGAAGCTGCTTAACGTAAGAACAGCTTCAACACAGGTCATCCCTGCTGGCGGTGGCGCCACCGTAACTGGCTGGTCAACTGACTTGGATACTACAGGCGGTGCTTGGAACGGCACTACCGGTACCTACACGGTCAACAAGTCTGGATACTACCGTATCAGTGCTTCTGTTCAGTATGGCGCGACCAGCGTCTGGGCAGCAAACACCAACGCCTACTTCCAAATTCGGAAGGGCGGTACAACGGTGATGTCCAGTAACGTGCGAATCCCGACTGCCTACACAGGTCAGTTGATGGTGCCGTCTAACTCGTACATTGCGTACCTAACGGCCGGCGAACAATTCACACTGTTTGCTGGAACTACGACGGCTACGGGAAATCCGTTGAGTGGTAACACCAGCATCAACATGATGCAATTCCAGGAGCTCTGAGGTGCCGATCCCAACCGTTTCGATCACCCGATACGGTGATGAGATTGGCCCGCCGCCTAGCGGGGAGACGGTCTATATCAATACGACCAATCCCGCTACGGCTACAATCTTTGATCTGAACAATCCTCCGGCAACAAACGATCCTACGCTCAGACAAAGTGACGACAACATCTACGTCGGCACCGATGGATCGTTGTGGGTGTACAATACCTCTACGGGGTTGTACACCACGTATGTCCCGACTACGGTTAGGTGGCGCGCTCGATCAAACGGTGGTTTTACCCCTGCGGCTAACGTAGCGACAGATGTAATCAACTGGGCTACAGCAATTCATAACACGCATCCGACTGCGTGGAATGCTGCAACAGGTGAGTTCACAGTTCCTATCGCTGGTTACTATCAGATTAGCGCGCAAATGATTCTCGGCGGTACCTGGGCCGCAGGAGATTATTTGCAGTTGATGTTTATGGTTAACGGCGCTTTGAACTATGCATCAGCAGAGCGCGTAGAAGGTAACGTCTCCACAAACATTCGCGTGGCTGGATATACGGAAGTTTATCTAGCTGCAGGAGCTAAAATCAAATTCCAAATACAGAGTGCTAAAGCTAACCCTGTCAGCACTAATGTATTTTTTAACGAATTCACAATCTCTTTGATGTAAGAGACACAACATGTTTAGCGTCGAGGAGCTGTAATCGTGGCGACAAACCAAAGTCCGTTTCTTTCGACCAATCGGTTTGGCGACGAAGAGCTCAACGCGCAACTCGTTGATGGAGCCACCACCACAGTTTCTGGCGATGGCACCGCATCGTCTCCGTATTCTGTGGAAGTCAATGCCGACCGGCTGAAATCGGATGTCTGCTATCAGTTCACTGACAGCACAATTACCCGGTACGATTCACTGCAGTACGCTTGGGTGCAGGGACAGTTCAACAACGGACAGTTCCTGAATGTCATCAACTCCAGTCCTCCGGGCGTGGTCGGGACTTTTGCGCCCATCACTGTGCATAACGGCACAAATTGGGTTGCCCCGGCTACGCTGCAGGCCGAGTTGGTGTCCAAGGTGTTGCCGCTGTTTCAGACGCAGTGGCCGCAGCTCAATTCAGTAGAGGTCCGCATCGACGGCAGCAACACGCTGTTTGTTGATTTCTACAATAGCGCCGACCCTACCGTTGATTACTCCAGCAACTCGCTGGCGATTGGCGGCACCGGCTCGCAGGCGTTTATTTTCGGCCCTGCTTTCGTGGACATCGGTTCTACCGGCGCTCCGTTCATCGTTCGTGAAGTGGTGCTCAACGGACAGACCGCCTACTACGAAGACGATGCTCTGGTCACCAATCCGACCCGCATCGCGCAGCTTCAAGCACTCATCGCGGCGGCCGGAACCAGCGCCGTTGTCGTGTGCGTAAGCGGGTATGATTCGCCGGTCTTGTTGCACGCCAAGTACGCCTCGAAGACCTTCAACTCCACGCCAACAGAGGTAACCAACTACCACTCGATTCTGGCTCAGTCAGTGCCCGGGGCGTTCAATCTGACCACAGGCCGATTCACTGTCCCCGTGGCTGGCTGGTATCGCATATCGGCGCTGTTGCTGGCGTCTGCAAACTGGAGCGCAAACCAGTATGTTCAGCTCAACTTCCTGAAGAACGGCGCGTTGTTCGACATCTCACAGACCCGTTCCACAGGCGGCAATGTGACCGTGCCGTTGTGCGGTGAAGCGTTTGTGCAATGCGTCATCGGTGACACATTGAGCATTGCGCTTGAATCCGGGCAAAGTGCTACGACCGCATCCGACCCCCGCGTCAACGAACTGTTCATCATGCAGGTCAAGTAATGAGCGAACCCAGCGCATCCGCAGCGGTGGCCGGCAAAGCCAGCTACGCCAGCAGCCTAGCCACCTTCGTGGCCGGCATGACGTTGTCTGAGTGGGTAGCCATCGCAGGCTTGGTGATCGCACTCGCCACCTTCGCCGCCAACCTGTACTTCCGCGCCCGCGACGACCGTAGGGCTCAGCGCGAACACGAAGCCCGGATGGTGGCGCTTCCTTTCCAACCGGAAATCGAACAGAATCGAGAGTAAGTTGTGCAGCCGTGAGGCTGTGCGTTTTCAACGTGCAACTGTAAGGAATCGACATGGCATATGTAAGCTGCGCAACCCTTGACGCCAAGCTGGCTGATGTAGGGAACGTGACCCCAGGGACCAACGTCACCATCACGGGCGATGGGAGTGAAGCTACCCCCTACGTGATCAACGTGCCCACCGCCGACACGTCTGTGAAGGGTGCGGTTGCTTTGGCTACTGCCGCCGATTACCCGAACCCCACCAACGATGTCGATGCAGCCACGCCGGCCTATGTCGATGCCGCCATCAAGGGCGCTGCTCCGGTGGATTCCACTGGCGCCCCGATTGAAGGTGGTGACTGCGTTCTGCGCTGCCCTGCAGCGGCTGGAACTCCGGGCCAGCAACTGACGCTGCAGCCCGACGGCTCCACCGCTTGGGAAGACCCGGTCGTCACCGATGACACGCTGCAAGGCACCGGCACAGCGGCTGATCCTCTGGGGGTCGTCTCTGCACCTATGCTCAAATGCGGCAACTGGGAGATCGCTTGCGACGCTGCTGGTAACCTCGTGTTCTTGAACGCAGGCACCCGGGTAGCTAAGATCGAGCCTAACGGCCACATCACCTCGGCGAACGACATCTCCGCTTTCTGCACGGTCTAAGGAGAGACGCAACATGACGACTCCATGCTCAGGGTGCATTTCCCTGACGGACGTTGCGACCGAGCTCGGCGTCTCTACGGCGTGCCTGAGCCTCGGCGCAGCGTCGGTTCGAGGGCTGGCTGGAGTCGCATCCGGCTGCATCTCAATGGCCAACTTGTACTGCAAGCCCGGCCCATCCAACCCTTGCCCAACGCCCGTCATCAACCAAGCGGTTGATGGGGCTGCAAGTCCCTGTCCGACGCCTGCCGTCAACCCGGCTACACCCTGATCGCTCAAGGAGCACACGATGCCAACTTTCACCGCTGGTACCCCGTACACGGGGACCATCACTGTCAACAACGCAACGTCTGCGACGGTGACCGGACTGCCTACGGGCGTTACGGTCACCTCCACTACGCCCAGCGGCACCGACCTGATCATCAATCTGGGCGGCACACCGACTATCGCGGGTGAGGCGTTCAACATTCAGGTCGCTGCAACCAACGCATGCGGTGGTGGCTTGACCACTTCCAGCAACACTGGGAACGCAGGGACCGGAACAGTCGGCGGGGGCGCAGGCACATGCACGTCTCCTTCGGTTGGCACGGTGAGCTTGACATCGAATGCTGAAGGCGCGGCTTACTCCGCGACCATCGTGGTGAGCAACGCCACTTCCGTGACTGCGGTCAGCGGACTGCCGACGGGCGTGACCTACACGACCAGCGGCAGCAACCCGGTCACCATCAACCTGTCGGGCACCACCTCGGCGGCGGGTTCTTACCCCATCACGGTCAGCGCTGAAAACGCCTGCGGCGGTGGCTTGACGACCTCTACGGTCAGCGGCGCCAGCGCCGGCACGGTTACGGTGGCCGCAGCCGGTACTTGCCCTGCACCGTCGGTTGGAACGGTCAGTGTTACCTCCAACAGCGAAGGTGCGGCCTACTCGGCGACCATCGTTGTGAGCAACGCGACTTCCGTGTCTGCAGTGAACGGTTTGCCTCCTGGTGTTACCTTCACTACCAGCGGCAGCAACCCGGTCACCATCAACTTGTCCGGAACGACTACAACGGCGGGGTCTTACCCGATCACTGTCAGCGCTGAAAACGCCTGCGGTGGTGGTCTCGCTACTTCGACGGTCAGCGGCGCTAGTGCAGGTACGGTCACAGTGGCCGCTGCCGGTACTTGCCCGGTACCTTCAGTGAGCACTATCACCCCCGCAACGGGTACCACGGGCTCGGCCTACACCGGTACGCTGACGATCACCAACGCCACCACGGCGACCATCACGAACCTGCCGGCTGGTCTGACCCAGTCTGGTGCGGCGAGTGGTGCGAACTACGTCATCACCGTGACGGGCACCGTGGCTGCCGACAGCAGCACCACGCTGCTGGTGGACGCCACGAACGCTTGCGGTGGCGGTCTGGCGACTTCGTCGGTCACCGGCCAAAGCGGCGGCCCGCTGGTGTTCACTGCAACCCCGGCTTGCGCCACGCCTTCCGTCGGTCAGTTGAGCCCGTTGACCGCCACGGCCAACACGCCCTACAACGGCACGCTGACGATCACCAACGCTACGGGCGGGACGATCACCAACCTGCCGGCCGGGTTGAACCAGTCTGGTGCTGCAAGCGGCGCCAACTGGGTCATCACCGTCACGGGCACCCCGGTAGCCAACAGCAGCACCGCGCTGCTGGTCAACGCAGATAACACCTGCGGCACTGGCACTGCGGCGTTCGTCACGGGCGCCAACGGCGGCACGCTGGTTGTCTCCGGCGCTTCGACCGAGTGCCCGACCCCGTCGGTTGGCACGCTGACCACGCTGACCGGCACGGTCGGTTCCGCCTACAGCGGCACCCTGACCGTCCTGAACGCGACGACTGCGACCATCACGAACCTGCCGGCTGGCCTGAGCCAGTCCGGTGCTCCGAGCGGCGGCGCCTACATCATCACGGTGACCGGCACCCCCACCGCTCAAGGCACCACGGCTCTGCTGGTCGATGCCACCAACGCTTGCGGCGGCGGCCTGAACACCACGTCCGTGACGGGCCAAAGCGGCGGTTCACTCGTGATCGACGCAGCCGCCCCTGGCGCTTGCCCGACACCGTCTACCGGAACGATCAGCTTCAACAGCGGCACCGTTGGCACCGCGTTTGGCGCTACCGTGACGGTCACCGACGCGACCACCGCGACGATCACGAACCTGCCTGCTGGCCTGACCCAATCGGGCGCGGTGAGCGGCAGCAACTACGTGATCACCATCAGCGGCACCCCGACCTCGGCCGGGACCACGGCTCTGCTGGTGGACGCCACGAACGCCTGCGCTACCGGCACGCCTACCTCGGCGACCGGTCAAGGTGCTGGCAACCTCGTGATCGCTCCCGCTTCGGCTGGCATCCCTTGGGACGGCCTGGATTGCTGCGGCACGCCGGTAACTGAAACCCTGCCGTATACGCCGGGGGATACCACGACTATCGGCACTGCGTTCGGTATGGCTCGCGTATCTAACAACCCGAATGCAGCGAAGCAGATTCGTACTGCGTTCGGTGTGTCTGCAATCAGTGATACCTGCAATAACAACACTATTGCTATCACCAATGCAGCGATGACCGAGATCTACGAGTATGAGTACGACCCGCTCGTGAGCACCGAGTGCCCATAATCAGTAACTGAGGTAACCGATGTCTGACTTCACCGTCAACGTACCAGTAACAGGTACCATTACCGTAACAAACGCAACGTATGCTACGGTAACTGGGTTACCGACTGGTGTGACGGTGGCGTCAACAACGGTTAGTGGCAATGACTTGATCATCACTTTGCAAGGCACGCCAACCGTGCAAGGTGAGTCCTACAACATTCAAGTCAGCGCCACCAATGCGTGCGGGGGCGGTCTGACCACCACAACCAAAACCGGCGGTGCCGGTTCTGGCACGGTGGGCGCGCCGACCTGCACGACGCCTTCAGTAGGGACGCTGACCCCGCTGATCGGATCAACCGGAGCAAGCTACTCGGGCACGCTGGTCGTAGGCAACGCGACTGCCGCGATGATCACGAATCTGCCGGCGGGCTTGAGCCAATCCGGCGCGGCCAGCGGCGCGAACTACGTCATCACCGTCACCGGCACCCCCACGACCGCTGCATCCACGGCGCTGCTGGTGGACGCCAACAACGCCTGTGGCAGCGGCAGCACGACCTCCTCCGTGACCGGGCAGCCGGGCGGCACCTTGGTGGTCAGCCAGTCCTGCACGACGCCTTCTGCGGGCACGCTGAGCCCGCTGACGGGCATCTCGGGCGAGAGCTACACCGGAACCGTCACGATCACCAACGCCACCACGGCGACGATCACGAACCTGCCAGCCGGCCTGACCCAATCCGGGGCAGCCAGCGGCAGCAACTACGTCATCACCGTGACCGGGACACCCACTGCAGCGACCACCACATCGCTGTTGGTGGATGCCACCAACGCTTGCGGCGGCGGGCTTACCTCATCGTCCATCACAGGGGCCTCTATCGGCGCCTTGGTGGTCAGCGCACCGGTCTTCTGCCCGACGCCTGTGACAGGCGACATCAGCCCCGCCACGGCCACGGTAGGCTCGGTCTACAACGGCACCATCACGGTGGCCCACGCCACCTCGGCGTCTGTGACGAACCTGCCCGCCGGCCTGACCCAGTCGGGTTCGCAGAGCGGCACCGGCTACGTCATCACCGTGACCGGAACGCCGAGCTCGGCAGGCACCACCGCGCTGCAGGTCAGCGCCACGAATGCCTGCGGTGGCGGTCTGACCACATCGACGGCATCCGGTCTTGCGGCAGGCGCCGTCGTCGTATCTCCAGCTACCACATGCCCGGCCTCGGTCGTTGGTACGCTGAGCCCCAATTCAGCCGACAGGTACAGTTCCTACACCGGAACTCTGACGGTATTGAATGCCACGTTCGCTGAGATCACGAACGTCCCGAGTTGCTTCTCGCAGTCGGGCGCTCAGAGCGGCAGCGACTACATCATCACCCTAACAGGCAGCCCCTGCACGGTGGAGACGGTCACCATACTCGTGAATGCAACCAACGTCTGCGGCACTGGAACCACATCGTCGGTAACAGGCCAGAACGGCGGCACGCTCGACTTGACCGATACCTCTGGTGGCGGTGGCGGACCATAAAGGAACCCACATGGATCCCGACATCAAACGCGAGATCAGCCTGCTGCAAATGCAGGCCAAGATCGAGCTCGACAAGCTGGAATCTTCAAGCCCGGCCCGTGAGGTCGCCGGGCGTGCGATCGGCAAGAACGGCCTGCTCTACATCACCATCATCATGGCGATGGGCATCGGGGCCAGCTTGCTGCTTGAGGAAGGGAAGATCGCGGCGGTCATGGGCCTGCTGTCGGCCGCCCTGATGGCCTTGATCCAGATGCTCAACGGCGTGGCCGGCACTGCTGCGAAGCAGGAGAAGCCTGAGTTCGAGGTCATCAAGAACCTGATCGAGAAGCTCGACCGCATCAGCAACGCCAAAGACCCGATGTCCGTGACGGTCGAAGGTGACAAGGTTACCGTGACCAAAGGTGATGACACCATCACCAGCGGTAGGTAAGCTATGCTCCCCATCGTTGCATCTATCGTCTCCGGCCTGATCTCCAACGGCCTGCCCAAGGTGGCAGACGCCGTTCTGGAGAAGGGGGTTGACTACGTCGAGAAAGAACTCGGCGTCAAGCTCAAGCCCGAAGAGGAGATGACCAAGGACGACGCCAAGCTCCTGCAAGAGCGGGCGATGCAGCACGAAGAGTTCATGGCCGAGCTCGACGCGAAGGACCGGGCCAACGCCCGGGACATGCAGCGCGAGGCCATGAAGTCGGAAGACTGGTTGGTGCGCAGGTTCATCTACCTGTTCGCGATCTTCTGGAGCTTGTTCGCGGCCAGCTACATCGCGCTCATCACATTCGGCCAGATCCCGGCTGAGAACATGCGCTTCGCGGACACGATCCTGGGCTTCCTGCTGGGCACCATCGTCGCAACGATGATCAGCTTCTTCTACGGCTCATCCGCTGGCAGCCGTGCCAAGGATGAAAAGAAAAAGGCTGAGGACAAGTGAGCCCCACCAAGGAGCATCTCATCGCGGTCGGCGTCAAGCCGGCCGACGCTGACACTTGGCTGCCCGGCATGATCGCCACCTGCACCGAGTTCGAGATCAACACTCACAAGCGCATCGCGGCTTTCCTGGCGCAATGCGCGCACGAGAGTGGCGGCTTCACGCGGCTGGTGGAGAACGTGAACTACAGCGCCGAGGCGCTGATGCGCATCTGGCCCAAGCGCTTCCCGAACCTGGAGTTCGCCCAGAAGTACCACCGCAACCCCGAGAAGATCGCCAACAGCGTCTACTCCAATCGGATGGGCAACGGCAGCGAAGTCGCGGGCGATGGGTGGAAGTACCGTGGCCGGGGGCTCAAGCAGTTGACCGGCAAGTACAACTACACGAAGTGCGGACAGGCGCTCGGCATCGACCTCGTGAACAACCCGGATCTCCTGCTGCAGCCGCTGCACGCAGCCCGATCGGCCGGTTGGTTCTGGGCGTCCAACAACTGCGCTGAGCTTGCCGATTCAGGCGAGTTCGAGAAGCTGACCAAGCGCATCAACGGCGGGCTCATCGGGCTTGCGGATCGCAAGTCTCGGTACGAGAAGTGTCTGGCGCTTGCACCGGAACCTACACCTGAAGTGACGTTGGTAGACCCCACGCCTGAAGTCTTGCCGGCCAGCACACCTACCTCCTACAATCCCGCGAACACCGTGAGGAACGCGTATGCGAATCGTCTCCAGCGAGCAGGTTGAGTCAGACCTGTTCAAGATCGACATCGGCAAGCAAATCACATTGCTGGCAACCGGCCTTGCTGGGACGGACAAGGTGGTCATCGAGATCGTGGCGTTGACTTCGCCCGGCGGCCCCTCCGGAGATCTGTGCTGCCCCGGCCCTGTGTCGCTGCCCGATGTCGGATGGACTGCACCCCTCACTCGCAAGTGTGGCTGTGACGCATCCCAGGCCGTTGAACTGACGGCTACTGACCCTTGGGCTGTGCTCGATGCACCTCAAGAGTTCTGGCTGCGGGCCCGCGTTGTAGCCGATACCATGTCTGTCGTTGAGGTCTTCAAGCAAGACACCAACAGCACGATGTTCGGTTCCTGATCTGAAAGGCCAAAGCCGTGGACCTCGTAAGCCCGTACAAATCAACGTCAAGCTATTTCATCATCCAGCCCGGCAAGCAGGTGACCCTGTATGCCACCGGGCTCACGGGCGATGACAAGGTCTACATCGAACTGCTGCATCTCTCACGCGCCCCCGACTTCGTCGGGAACGTCTGCTGCGATGCCCTGCCGCCGAACATCCAGATTCTGGGCACGACCGTCCTGAAGTGCTCTGACCGCAACGAAGCGGTAATGACGGCCGAGTACCCGTTCTTCGTGCTGGACACCCCGCAGAACGTGCCCCTGCGCGTGCGCGTGGACGCGGACCCCAGCGCCCAAGTCACCGTCGAGCTCCAGGAAACTGAGAGCGACGGCTGCATGGCCTGCACCTGCCGGTGCTACGACGAAGTCTGGACCGACACCGGGCAAGTGCGTTGCGAGAACTGGGTCATCGAGCGTGAGCAGCGGTCCAACTGCGGCACCCTACGCTGGAACCCCACGACCAAGACGTGCTACTGCCCCAGCCTGCCGCTGTCGTGCGACGGTCAAGCCGGATACGGTTTCCATGAGATGGACCCGAAAGACCCGGCCGCTACTGTTGAGATGGCACCGTGCCCTGGCGACACATCCACCGACAGCATCTGGATCTACCCCACCGCTGGTGAAGGTCACACGATCAAAGTGGTGGAGTGCGACGGCACAGTCATCGGCTACGCCGCCAACTGCTCGAACTGCGCCTGCCAGTAGGCGTGGTATCTTCACAACCCTGACTCGAAAGGTCACCCATGAAAGCTCCAGGCTCTGGCAAAAGCGTCATGCACAGCAAACCCTCCTCGATGGGGCAAGGCTCTGTGCGTATGCCGCCGGCTCAACCCACCCCTCGGTTCAACGTGCCCAAGGACCACACCTGCAAGGTGTGCCCCGGGTCCGCACGCAAGCGCTGAGCCATGACCCCTTTGGAAGCCGAGAAGCTCTTGCGCCAGGAGGTGGCCTCTGAGTCACCCCTGGGCAAAGCGCTGACCGTGCTTCTCGAAGACGCGGAACTGCAGAACTATCGGCAGTCCGCACGCACCAATGATCCCTACGCCACGGCCGTCATCTGCGGCCGAGGACAAGGGATCAACTCCATCCTCAACCGCATCACGCCAACACAGGATCCCGCCCAGCAAGGCCGGGGTGTCCCAGTTGCCGCAGGAGCACCTAGATGAGCACGACTCTCTCCGACGCAGAACTCGCAGCATGGCGCGCAAAGCGCACCGGCAAGCCCCTTCCCGCCAACCCCGTGGCCGCTGACCCAGACCGTGGTCCAGACGCACCCCGGATGGCCAGGAACCCACTTGACGGCCTGCCCGCACCCGACATGAACCTCGGGCAAGCCGATGGCAACCCGCCTGCACCTGCGCCCGCTCCTGCCGCACCCGGCAACGATGAACTGCACAACCAACTGGCTTCGGCCCTTGGTCGTGTAGCCCCGCTGCAACGACAACTCGATGAGATGCGCGTCGCCTTCGAGGCGCAGCAACGCCAGATCACCGAGTATCAGCACCAACTCGCAGAACACCAAGCCGCCCAGGCCACAGCCAAGGCCAAGCAGGCGGCTGAGAACTTCGACCCCTTTGAGGGCATGAGCAAGGACGAGATCGAGATGCTCGATCCGGCCGCTGCAGAGCTCATCCGCAAAGCTGCACGCAACGCCTACTCCAAGGCAGCGTCTGCAGTCAAAGACCCGGAAGCTCTCATCAACGAAGTCTTGGCCAAACGAGACGCCCGTACGAGGGACGTATACGTTCGCTCTACGGCCGAATCTCTGGGTCTTGTCAAGCTAGGCGCTGACGCACAGTTCACGAAGTGGTTGGAAGGGGACGACTCGGCCGCCATTTTGCTGAACCAGTTCGTCCACGCTTCAGACCTCGATACCGCGAAGTCGCTTGAGCCGAAGCTACGGCAGATGCTCAAACGGTATGAGAGGGATACAAACCAACCCAACCGTACTCCTGACCCGACTACCCGTTTGTCGGCCCATCTTGACCGCGACTCGAATAGGTCGTCAAATGGCGGGAAGAGAGTACTTACCCCAGAAGAGGCTCGTGCTATCCGCAACGAAGCGACTCGGTTAACCCGAGCACGCCAGTTCAAAGAGGCCGAGAAACTTCTTTCTCAACTTACCGCTTGATTCACGAGGAAACTCAAAATGGGCAACAACGTCAACAGTGGCGGCTACGGTGGCGACATCAAAGGCTCCATCTTTGCACCGGACCGCATCTCCGCAAAGATCGTTCAGGCATACCACCAGTGCAGCTTGCTGCCGGCGATTGCCAAGTCGGACTTCATGTCCACCGAAGAACTGATGTGTGGTGGCAAGGTCATCTACGGCATCGAACAGACTCTGAACCTGTTCGGCACTGACCGGCAGAACAACGAGCACCCCGATGTGTTCGATGGTCCTGGCATCGACACCAACTCGATGACCATCTGCCAAGGCCGCAAGTTCGAGTGGAAGCTCTCGAACTACGACCGGCGCATCATGTGCCAGAACTTCGACATGTGGGAAGAGTCAGTCAAGCGGCGCCTGGACAACGGCATCCGCCAACTGATCGACGCCTACTCGATCCCGAAGATCATGGCCTCCGCCTCTGCTGACAACGTCGGCAACAGCGCTGGCAAGATGAGCCACGGCATCGACCTGGGCTGGCAAGACACCACCGCCCTGAACGCCAACTCTGTGGCTGGCCTGGAAGATTTGTTCTACAACTTCCGCCAGATCGCCCAAGAGGCCGGCATGATGTGCGGCAACTTGGATCAGGAAGGCCCTGGCCCCGGTGGCAACCCCATCATCATTCTGCCGATCCAGCTTGAGCGTTGGGCGCTGAAGATGATGTCTGAGTACAACAAGTGCTGCTCTGAGAAGAACGCATTTGTGACCGGCTACATCGGCCGTATCCTCGGCTTCGAGGTGTTCACGTCGATGCAACTGTTCGCCAGCAACTACGGTGCTGCCGGCAACATTGCCCCGGTGTTGATGCTGGACCCGAGCCAAGTGCTCCACGCTTTCGAGGTTATAGACTCGAAGTGGTACGAGCACCCGTTCGAGTGGTCGCTGGTTGGTGAGTTCGTGTGGGACACGCACGTCATCCGCCCGGAAGCTGTCGCAGTTGCCTTCTCCAAGGTCTAAGCCGACGGCCTAGTTCAACATCTTTCTGAAACGAGGTAACTCAAATGGCATGGACCGCAAAGAACGCGAAAGCGTATCAACTCTTCCGGGGTGGTCTGAACAAGCTGAGCGTGTGGGCTCAGCACCTGTCGGGTGCGTGCTGCGAACCCGGCGTGACCATCGACTACGACCGTCTGAACCGGACGATCAACCCCGAGAACGCCAACATTCACACGTCGCCCTACGGCAACCGTGACAACTGGCGCTTCAGCGAGGAGGCCGACAGCGAACGCAAGCGCATCGTCGAGTGGATCAACACCCAAGGTGTTGGCGCCCAGCTCGAACTGGTGGTGCTGCCCGCTCACACGTTCCTGACGCACCTGACGTTGAAGGTGCTGGCCGAAGAGGCTGGCTTTACCTTCGACATCAAGACCCGCAACGGAACCGTGCTGCCCGACACCCAGTTGATCGAGGTCAGCGAGACGGACTCAGCCGACGGCTGCTCGTCTGTGGGCCGGGTGCAAGCTGCTGGTGCTTGGACGGGTCTGGGTGCGCTGTCTGGCGCCACCCGCGTCTACACCTACGGCGCGGCCGGTGACGGCGGCAACTTCGTGCTGGACAGCGATGTCGTCATCCTGGAAGTCACGGGCCTGCCGGCCGGTGGGTTGAAGGGCTTCTTCGACATCCAACTGGACGCCACCTACGTGGCCCCGGGCCGCTCGGAAGCGCTGATCTAAACCCGCGTAGGGTCTAGACGGACGGGGGCTGCGGCCCCCGTTTCTTTTTGGGCGTAGCATCGCTAGAATCGACTCGCCCGGCACCGCCGATGGCGCTGCTGTGGCATGACTTCTCAACCGCAAAGGAACGACATGTCTACTCCCCACATCGTGAGTCGAGTCAACGGACTCAAAATCCCACTATTGCCCCACCAGGGCGGCATCCTCCACAGGTTCAACAACCAGGAGAACAAGCTGGTGATCTCACACGTAAGCACCGACAGCTACGTCAAGGACACTGACTCGATGCTGACCAGCCCCGCTACCCCTGAGCCGGGCACTGAGGCTCCGAGCAAGGAAGCCGTGCTGTGAGCAACCAACGGGGCTGGAAGCCCACCCTTCGCTACTCTCCGGTCAACGGCATCATCGTTGACTGGGGCATCGGCAACGAGCCGTTCAGCATGTGCTGCATGCCGACGCCGAAGTGCGAAGAGCCCAGCCCCGCCCCGGATCCCGATCCCGACTGCCCGTGTGGCGAGAACGAGATCGTCGAGCCGGTTGACACCTACGACTGGTATCGGTGGGTGCCCGAAATCATCGCGGGCATCGACGATGCCTCCGAAGACCTCGCCGCCACCTACGCCCGGCGCGCAGCCATTGAGTTCGCCCAGAAGGCGCGGGTGCTGCAGCGCAGGGTCACGGTTCGGCTGCAGCCCGGCATCCACACCTACCCGCTGTTCCCCTTCGAGGATGAGTCTGTCCAGGGCGTCATGGCCATCGACAGCGCCAGCGGTGCGTGCAACTGCGAATGCCACAGCGGTGGCGTGGACCTCGGTGAGGTCAGCGTCAACATCGCCCGGCAGGAACTGCACATCCGCCCCCACGCCGGAAGCTGCGGCTGCCACACCCAACGCTCAGGCCCCGACAAGATTCTGGTGACCGTGTGGTCAGCCCCGACGGAAGAGTCGTGCAAGCACGATGTCTACCTCTACACCCAGTACCGGCGCGAGATCGCTATGGGCGCGCGGGCGGCGATGATCGAGGATGTCTACGCTGTCGGTCGCTACCGCACCGCCCGAGGCTACGCCAACTTCAGAGGCGACTCGCTGATGTTCAGCCGCGCCGACAAGATGCGCCAAGAGTTCGAGCGGGCCATGCGCAAGGCCAGGGTCGAAGCGGCCACGCAGAACGCCCTTGACACGCATCAGCCCGGCTCTCCGTTTGCAACCGGTTGCTGCGCCATCGGGAGGGCGTGATGCTGATCCACGAGTTCCTGCGCACCATCGCCGCGCAACTCGGCGACGACCGCCCAGGCGCGCCGTTTCGCCGCTACCCGCTGAGCATGCTGGCTGCGTTCTACAGCGAGGCCATGTGCTTCGTGTCCAGCCACCGCCCGGATCTGTTCACCGACTTCATCGTGATGAAGCTGGCCACAGGCGCCCACCAGGACGCGCGGTGCTGCGGCTGCACCAACGTCACGGGCGTGGTGGCCCAGATCGACGCTGACGGCAACACGCTCAAAGACCTATCGTCCACCGGCTCATCCACCAGCGACATCTCGAAGTGGTATCGGCCGGTGTGCAAGAGCGTGACCAACAGCGACGGCACCACCTCGACCACGCAACTGATCAACAGCATCACCGTCGAAGTCGGGATGAACGGCGTGTTCACGGTGGACCCGCCGATCCCTCCAGGCGTGGATGTGTGGGTCAAACTCAAGTGCGTCCACGGCGCACCCTCAGCCAGCGAGGCCGACATCCTGGGCGGCGCCACCACAGGCGACTGCAAGTTCTTGCCGGCCATCCGCAGCTACATCCTGTACCGCGCCTTGCAAGGCGACCGCCACGCGGTGGGTGCAGCGGTTGAATCCCAGAACGAGTTCAAGAACGCACTGACCTACCTCGGAATTCAGATCAAGTACGAGAAGGCGCAGGAGGAAGAGTAATGGCATGCGACAAGCCCACCGGAGACTGCACGAGCGCATCGCCCTGCGGCAGCAACAGCAGCGGGTGCAGCGATTGCGGCTGCGCTGACGACAGCGGGCTGCCCCTGCCCAAGTGCCAGAACGTCTCGCTCACCCCGGGCACGTTTGCGAACGCCACCATCGTCGTCAACCTCGACGGCTGCATCTCCAGCATCTACGCTGGCGAGACGCCCGTCTACACGCCGGATGACTGCTGCGGCGGCACGAGCAGCGGCAGCGGCGGCACGGGCGCGCGAGGCCCGAAGGGCGACCCCGGGCCGGGCTCCACCGTCACGGTCGATCCGATCATCATCGAGGGCACCGGCACAAGCTGGAGCGTCGAGAACATCGGCACCTCCTCGGCTGCCATCTTCCGCTTCACCGCGCCTACGGGCAACGGCGATGACTGCTGCCCCAGCGGCTTCACCGGCACCGTCTGCCAGTTCAAGGTTGAAGACGGCCTCGTCAAGCAGATGCCGCCGTCGATCGTCACGAGCATCGAGACGACCACCACAGGTACACATGCGAACGAAATCGTGTTCGGTGCAGCCGAGAACGGCACGATCACGGATCCGTGCGGCGTCACACTGACCCTCAACCTCGACGCCTTCTACTCAGCCCTCAAGCAGTACGTTGACAGCGAGATCGTTGAGCTCCAGCAGAAGATCGACTCTAACGCCTACGGTGTGGGCATCAACGGCAATCTGGCCTACAACTCCAGCACGTCCGCCCGAACTATCACGGTGCAAGACAGCGCCGGCAACGTCATCGAGACATTGACTGTGCCCGCTGGCGGGAGCATCGCACTGCCAACCACGGGTGGAAACACGTACTTCGTGTACTCCGGCACCGACCTGCTCGGCGCCTACGTGGACAACACATCACCGTCGCCGCCCTGATAGCTCATGGCCCGCAACATCGTCACCAACGTCTTCAGCGGCAGCACACCGCGCCAAGCGGACCACCTCGTCCGCAACGGCGCGGCCACCCGGGCGGTGGACTGCAAGCTGTGGCACGGAACGCTGGAGTCGTGGCGCTCCACGCGCAAGGTGCATGAGGTCGCCAGCAACGCGAAGTCGATCTATCAGGCGTTCAACTGCTGCTGGATGGAGTCGTCCAAGTGCGCAAGCTGGGCCGAAGGCTCCACCGAGCAACAGCACGTCTTCGCCACCAACTACAACGACTACCCATACCCCGTGCGCATCACCTTCGATGCGCTGTGCGACCCGACCGTCTACCGCCTGGGGCTGCCCTGCCCCGAGGGACGCCCGGCCGCGATGGGCGTGGAGTCCTTCTCCAAGGGCGCTGTGCCCCGGCAGTACGCCTACCAGTACGTGGACTCGTTCGGCAACTTCTCCGCGCTCTCCGAGCCCAGCGAAGAGGTCATCGTCGAAGACGGCTCATCCGTACAGGTGTCAGGCTGGACCATCCCGGCCGGTGGGTGGGACGTTCAAGAGATCCGCATCTACCGCACGGTCACGGGCTACGAGTCTCCGCTCAAAGAGAGCGAGAACACCGTGGACGCGGCCTGGATGCTGGTGGACACCATCCCCGCCACGCAGTTGTCCTACGTCGATACTAAGATCGACTTCGATCTCACCGAGTCGCTCGGCGAAGACTTCGTCGAACCACCGCCCGCAACGCTCAAAGGCATGACGTGGATCCAGTCCATGAACTGCCTTGCCGGGTTCGACGGTCGGTATCTGTACTTCAGCCAGAACAACAACTACCACAACTGGGTCCACAAGATCCAGCTTGACGACACCGTCCGCGCCATCGTCGAGAGCAACGACATCATCTACGTGGCCACCGACGGTGCGCCCTACGTGGTGCCCGGCGCCGTTGACTGCAAGGACGCTGGGTGCCGGCGCGCGATCCGCATGCCCGAGGCCCTGCCAATCGTCGGGGCGGGCTTCCGCAGCATGACGGCCGTTCCGTCAGGTGCCGTCTATCCCACGCACCACGGCCTCGTCTACATGGGCGGCAGGAACGCGCCGATCATCATCACGTCCTCGCACTACGCGCCCGACGATTGGCAAGCCCTGCACCCCGACACCGCCAAGATCGGCTACCACCTCGGCCGCCTGTTCTGCTTCTTCCGCATGGGCGCCTTCTGCATGGCCATCAAGGACGGCGCAGGCACCAACGCGGAGCTCGAACACCACACCGAGTTGTCGCTGCGCCCAGACGAGATCTTCGTCACGCGCACCGGTCGTTTGCTGCTGCGCTTCGGCGCCAGCGTCGAGGAGTGGGATCGCGGCAACACGCTGCTGCCCCACACCTACGAGTCCAGTGAATCGCTTATCGGCGTGCCGTTTAATTTTGGTGCGCTCCAGGTCTTGATGGCTCCCGGGTCTGAACGAATTCAGCTATATTGCGATGACTTCCCAGCCTTGGACGAAAGCCTGTTTCAGAGCGATCACTTTGCGCTGCCCCTGTGGGCCACAGGGCAGAGTTTCAAGTGGGTTCTTTCCGGCACCGCCAAGGTGAAGATGGTCAGCCTTGCCCCATCCACCAAGGAACTCTGATGCCCAAGATCGAACTCATCATGCCCTCCAAGAAGAAGGAGGACATCCGCGAAGACATCGTGCGGCTGCTCGAAGCAGCCACCGCCGTTGGCCTGTCGCTTGAACCGCAAGCCTTCGCAATGGCCTGGACCTCTGACCACACCCGCGTGTTCGTGGCCACCGAGAACGGCAAGACCACCGGCTTCTCCATCATGGCGTTCGGCCGCCGCTACTACGACGCCGAGCAGTCCGCGTCTGTGCTGGTAGCTGAAGGCGAAGCGCGCGACGACATGCTGAAGTTCATGCTCGATGCCGCTCGTGTCCTGGGCGCCAAGATGTTCTACTACGAAGCCACCGCCGATGACGTTCTCGGCGGTGAACCCACCTCGCTGCGCTTCCTAGAGATCTGACATGATCCTCGGTTCCATCGTCGGCTTCCTATCCGGGCAAGGTATCTGCGTCGATGACGTAGGGTACGTGACCGGAGCCGCCGCCCAATCGGCCGCTGTGGTTGCAGAGGCTGCTCAGTGGGCGGCGATCTACAGCGCGATGATGCTCTGGCAGCGCCGCACCAACAGCAAGATCGCCGACATCCGCGCAGAGCTCGCCGCCCGGCGGGTCACCCTGGCTGAAGAAGCGTTGGTGCATGCGCAACTCACATGGGACAAGGAGCGGGCGTTCGTCAACGAGACGATGGACACGGCCAAGGCCACCCCGCTTTACAGCCCCGTCTACGCTGTGGCCAACGCTGTGGAAAAGGTGTGGGAATCCACCGACGCTGAGTTCGATCGGCTGTCCAACAAGGTCGGCCTGTCCGTCGGGCAGTGCGAAGACAACCGCACCGCGTGGGGCATGGCGCTGGCCAAGGCCGACCTCATGGCTAACACGATGCGCTCGGCCGAAGCCCGCGCCATCCACCTCAACGACCGCCGTGCAAGCCGTCAGCTTGCCGTGCTCGGCCTGGGACGCGGCAAGCTCACCACTGCCATGTCAATGGGCGCGCTCGGCCAGACCGGCCGCACCGCTGTTCGCGACATGCTGGTCAACACCATCAACTCCGGACTCTCGATGTGGGGCTACGAAGACAGCCGCTGGAGACGCCCGGTCGGCTGGGAGCGCAACTCCACGCCCGTCGCACAGATGGCCCCTGTGGAAGCGCGTGAGATCCGCATCAACACCGAGCCAACTACAGCAGTGACCTTGACCCAGCAGACCACGGATTCCTACGAGGAGTTCATCCAGTCAGTGGCCACGCAAGAGTAGGTGAAGCATGGGAACCTGCGTAACTGATTTCGGCTACGTTGCCGCTGAGGGCGCGAGATTCCTCGGCGTCACGTCTGCTGCCGTCATCCGCTCGACAGCGTCCATCGCTGCGTTCGCGCTGAACTCTTCAGACGCGATCAAGAACTACAACAAGCTGGCCAGCATTTCCAGCCGTGCGCTCAGCATCGAAGAGCAGCAGCACAACCACCTCAAGAACGTCTACTGGCCGCGCGAGACTCAGTTCCTCAACGAGTTCACGCAACCCACGCCGTGGGAAGATCAGTCGGTTCTGGCTCGACGGTACGCGGGGCGGATGTGGGCACCCATCGCATCGATGTACGCCAAGAAGCTCAAAGAGTGGGAGTGCAGCAAGAACCGCTACTGCGGCAGCGCCTACATGCGGGCGATCCAAGAGTTGCTCGTGGCACGCGCCACCACCAAAGCCAACGTCGAAGCCATCTGCGACCGTATCGCCTTCTACGAGATCCAGCAAGTCCGCGACACGGACTTCGAGCGGCGCAAGGCGGCCATAGCACTACGCCAAGGGCTCGTCGGCCAAGCCGCTGCGCTCATGCAGTCGGCCGCCCAGGGCTTGGCTGCAGCCGGCGCTGAGGCTGCGCAAGGCGCCAGCCAAGCGCTCCAGGCGTTCGGCTACTACGGCAACCGCGACGGCACTGCAGCCGGCCGGCGTGGTGGTAGCGGCCAAGCCACATCCCCTATGTACCAAGCGCCCATCGAGGTCCGCGATGTCATGGGGCAGCCCGGCGATGTCGCGGTGCCCCAAGCGCTTGAGCAGATGGGGGCTGAGGCGTATGCTTATCAGGATCTCAATCAGACATCGTTCACCAACCCCTCGGAGTTGAGTTCGCAAAACGACATCACGAACAACGGGGCGTTCTTCGGTAGCGACTTTGGGTCCATCAACGGCTACAACGCTGGCGATGGAACCGGCGGCATGAACATCGGTGACGGTAAGTAAGGAAACAACATGGCTTTCATCGATCTGATGGCCTATGCGCGCGGCGCAGAGATGGCCAACAAAGCCAACTGGCAGGACGTGATGAACGACCTGGATGTGCGGCGCACCGAAGAAGCGCTGCGCCAGTCGCAGACCACGTACAACCTCGGTCTGCCACTCGCGCAGGAGAACTCGCGCACCGCGATGGAAGCCATCGAGGGCAACCGCCGCGCCGCCGACTTCCAGACCTCCGTCTTCACCGAGCTTGCCAAGATGCCGCGTGAGCAGCAGGCGGACTTCGTGGTGCAAAGCGCGATGAACCGTCTGCAGAACCTGGACGGCACACGCCCGGGCGCAGCCCAGGAAGCACAAGGCATCCAGACCTACCTCACCCGGCTGGCATCGGACTACGCCAAAGCGGGCGACACCGCCAGCGCACAGAAGATCCTGGGCGCGATGCCCGGTGCGAATGTAGGGCAGAAGCTCGTTGAAATAGACCGTTGGTCTAATCCGGCCACCGCGCTGAATCCTCAGAACATCGCGGGCGCTGGAGGCAAGATGCTGCCCGACGGGAACGTGGAGTTCATGGGCTACAAGATGACGCCCGCCCAGTTCGCGCAGATGCAGCAACAACGCGCACAGAACGCCAACGTCCTGCCCGGCCTGCAGAACCTGGGGCAGCAACAGCAGATGCTGGCGATGGCCGAACAGGTTGCACAGGCATACCGCAACGCGGGCTTCCAGGTCGCGATCAACCCCATCACGGGGCAAGTCACGCCGCTGCCGGCTGCCGCCGCACCGGCTGCGCCTGCAGCAGTTGGAGTGCCCAACCCAGCGGCCGGTATGACGATGGCGCCGCCTACCGCTGCGCAGACCGCGTTGGCCGGGTTGGCTGGCATTCCTGCGGCCGCACCGATGGCAGCGCCCGTGATGCCTGCGCCAGCGATGCCCCGCGCACCTGCAGCCACGCCGCCCTGGACCCCGCTGCCCGTTCAATCCACGCCCTGGCTCACGCAAGGACAGCGCTGATGGCTACCCTACCCTCCCGCGACGAACTGCGCGCCTACGCCCGACAGGTCGCACAGAAGAACGGCCTGGACCCCGAGATGTTCGTGGCCCAGATCCAGCAAGAGTCGGGCTTCAACCCCAACACACGCCCGTCGAAGTCCGGTGCACAAGGCATCGCGCAGTTCATGCCGCGCACCGCACGCGCGCTGGGCGTCGATACCAAAGACCCCTACAGCAGCCTCGACGGTGCGGCCAAGTACATGGCCCAACTGAAGCAGCGCTTCGGCACCGAGGAACTGGCACGCCAAGCCTACAACTGGGGTGAGACGAATCTTCAGGCGTTCATCGACGGGAAGAAGCGCGCCATGCCCAAGGAAACCATCGAGTACAACACCCGCATCGCGGCCCTCGCAGGCAAGAGCGCGCCCTCCCAGACCGACGCCCCGCGCGCAGCCCCTGCGCCCGCAGGCGCAGCAGGCGCTCCGGGCGGGCGTGCGATGGCCGCCGCAAACGACCAACAGCTTTTGGCCACCGCCTTCCAGGAAATGAACGACGGCCTACCAGCCGGTTCGATGCTGGCCCAAGCAGCGCCACAAGCGATGCCCGAAGCCACACCCTCCTGGCTCAAGGCGCTCGAATCAATGGGAACACCCAGCGCCCCCACCCGCCTCGCGGCGCGCGGTATGGACGATGAGTGGGCTAACCTCGATGCCATCAGAGATAAAGCCGCTGCAGACCAAGAACGTCTGATGGCGCGCATGTTCGCCGACATGAATCCAGACGAACAAGGCAACGACACATCGAACCTTCCACCGGCCGTCGATAGATACCTGGAGCGTACCCTTGCTGCGTGATTGATCTACAGGGATCGGACCCCTAGAATCGAGGTGACCCCACCTCGGACGTACCTATGGCAACCGATCTCTTCGACCCCAACGCCATCTTCCGCGCACTCCGTCAAAAAGGCGCCGAACAAGGCTCAGGGCTCATCGATCTCACCACGCCTGACCTCGCCTTCGGCGAACCCGCTGCAGCCCCGCGTGGCCGCGCTGCAGCCCCGGTAGACCCCTTCTCCGCTATCACCGCCGCACCCGCACCCCAGCGCGGTGCAGACGGCCTCATCGACCTCACCGCGATGCGTGCAGCCGATGCGCTCACGCGCCGCGCCGAGGCCGCGCAACGCAAGGAAGACGCTGCGCAACGACGCGAAGACCGGGCCGCGCAGCAGGCTGCGCCGCTCACCCTCCAGGACGCCGTCAACGCGAGGCTCGGTGAGCCCGTCAACCCGGCCGCTGCCGCTGCAGTGCCGGGCAAGGAAGCGCCCAAACTCTACGTGGATCCGAGCAAGACCTGGGCCGAGGTTCGCGAGTCAGATCAGTGGAAGGCGCTGCCCTTCGAGGAGCAAGCCAACCAGCGCAAACTCTGGGTCGATGCCCAGGTGAACGAGGCGGTCGCTCGGGTGCAGCAAACCACCGGCCGGCCCATGAAGCCGGCCGACATCGCCGCTGCCCGCAAGACCATCGACGCTCAGACTCGCGCTTCGCTAGGAGCGCAGCCGAAGAGTTCGTGGATCGACAATGACATCTACGACACCGCAGCATTCACCGTAAAGAACTGGTGGACCGGCCGTCAGATTCGTGATGCTAAGACGGATGAAGAGCGTGCTGCAGCTATAGCTCAGCGCGCTAAAGATAAAGCTCAGTTCGAGTCAAACCTCAGCGACTTCACCAAGAACGAGCAGAAGCGTATCGAATTCTTGCGCGCAAAGATGCAAGAAGAGAACATGCGCAAGACCGGAAGTGCAGAGCTTACGGTTGCGCAAGAAGCGGAGCTTGGCGCTAAGGGGTTCTGGACAGACCCGGTTCGCAACGTCCTCGGCAATCTGCCGTCAACGCTTGCCGCGATGGGCGTGTCGGTCGGCGGTGGCGCTGCTGGCGGGGCGGCGGGTGGTGCCATAGCAGGGCCAAAAGGCGCAGCCGTGGGCGGCCTTGTCGGTGGTATCACTGGCGGTATGGCGGCCGGGCAAGAGCTCACCTCGGCCGAGATTGCCGGCGGGATCGCCGAGCAGATCGCCAATATGCCGGATGCGGAACTGGACAAGAGCCAGCAGTTCCGGGAGCTCGTGCAGCAGTTCAACGGTGATCGCGCCAGAGCCAAGACGGCCTTCACGTCTCGCTTGGTCGAAGATTCAGAATTGATGGCGCGAGGCATTGGCGCTGCGGCTGGATCTGTTGAACCGCTGATCGGTGCCGGGCGCTTGGCTGCGCGGGCTGCAACGCAGGCCGGCGCTCTGTCTGGGCCGGTGCGCACTGCCATCAACCAAGCCTTCTCACGCTACGGCTTGACCGCGATGGTGCCCGGCACGCCGCTGCGTGAGTTCAGCCAAAAGCTGGCCAGCGAGACGGCAGAGCGTAGTTATGTGCGCGCAGCAGCAGGAGTGGTTAAGCCGCTACTCGGTGAAGCTGCACAGGAGTTCGTCGAGGAAGGTGGTGCGCAGGTCGTTCAGAACGTCGCGCTGCGCGAAGGGCAACTGGAGCAGGGCCTGTTCGAGGGCGCCGTCGAAGCCGGCACTATGGGCGCTCTGACGGGCGCCGCTACGGCCGGCGGGGTGAAGGGTGCCACCGTTGGCGGGCGCAAGTTGTTCGGTGCGGTTGAAGAGCAAGGCGATGTTGTCGCTATCCGCGATGCCAACGGGAAGCTCACGGCTGCTCGTAGCGGTAAAGCCGCCGAGCAATCTAACTTGGTGCTTAACCGTGAGACAGGTTTGGCTCGTATTCGAGATGCTGAAGCTGAGGTAGATCCTCAAGCTATGCACACTGCGATGCAGTTGAATACAGGCATCATCTCGTCTCTCGCGGCTACTTCTGGTAAAACAATAGAAGCAGGTTTAGCTGCAGCGCACGGGCTTAACAGTTTACTTCTTGGTGTTAATGGTGAAGGTTTAGGTCAGCGCTTAAAGCTGCGCGACGGTACGTTTATAAACATTGTATCTGCAGGTGACGGTGGTGTAACTTTAGCTGACCCCGCACAACTTACACCCCTTGCTAGAACTACGCTCACAGAAGCAAACGATATTATTGCCACACTGCGCGCTCCCGTAACTCAGTTCGCGCAGCGCACTCGTAACTATGAGCCGATGAGCGGTACGCCTGCGCCGGCACTGCCTGAACCGCCCGCAGCCCCGACGGCTGCGGACTTCGAGCAACGGCGAATCGAGCGTCAACAGCAAGCTATGCAGGCGCTCACAGGCGCACCCGCACCCGCACCCGCACCCGCACCCGCACCCGCACCTGCACCTACGTTGCCTGCGCCCGCAGCGCCTGCACCCACGCCAGCAGCACCCGCACCTGCAGACCTGTCGCAGATCGAGACGCAAGCGCAGACCGTTCTGGCCGGTATTCAGCCCGGCGATGCGCAGGGCGGCATCACGGCCTTGACTCAAGCCGACACGCTCATCCGAAGGATGACGCCTGAGCAGCGCGATGCGTATACCAATCTGCCGAGCGATCAGCTTCCTGAAAACCTACGCCGGATGCGCGACGACATGGGGCTGGTGCTCGAAGTGCGTAACGCTACTTCTGGTTGGGCAGAAGCGGTGCGCACGTCTACCAACCCTCTCCAGTCGGTGGCAACCGATCAGAACGCTGGATCTGCCAACAGACAAGCAGCGGCTACTGTGCTTTCACTGTTTACGCAGACTGGCATACCGCTGCCTACAGTTTCGTATTCTCAAACTGCGCCCAGCTACAGAGGCGTTTACACCAGAGCTAACCACGCAGTAGGCTTCAACCCTAGCACTACTGCATCTACAGTTCCACATGAGTACCTGCACGCGCTGACAGTGCGCGGGCTCAACGCTATCGCGGGGACGCCGCAAGGCCGTGAAATCGGCTTGCTGCTGAACTACATCCGCGCCCAGATTCCAAACCTCAACCCGGCCGTATACGCTGCCAGCAGTAACGCAGAGGTGTTGGCTGAGATGTTCCGACCGCAGGCGTTGGTGTTCTTAGCCCAACAGCAGTACGACCTCAACGCTATGCCTCCCGCTGTGCGGGCGACGGCTGAGCGGTTGCTCAACGCTCCGCAGCGCGGATCGCTGCTGACGTTGATGTCTCGCGCCGTCGAGGCCATCCTGCGTCTGGTCAACCCCAACCTGCAAGTCGCACCCGGCGCGTTGAGCACCCTGCTGACCCGCGCAGCCGCCGAAGCGATGGCGGAAACACAGACCGCGATGGGCGTCCAACGGACCCCAGGTGGGCTCGACACGACCACCCAAGGGGTAGCCCCCACCCCACCGGCTCCAACGCCTCCTGCGCCCGTTGCGCAGCCCCCGGCCGCACCCGCACCCGCACCCGCACCCGCACCCGCACCTGCGCCCTTGCCGACGGGACCGCTCGATGACGAAGCCTTGGCGCGGCAACTGACACCGGGTAACAACAACCTTCCGTCCGTGGCGCAAGAGGCGTTGGATCTAGCGCGGCGTTTAACTCAAGGACGCAATATCCCGGAGCAGTACATCACCGCGACTGCGAACGCGATTGTGCGGATGTACTTCGACCTCGGGTTGAACCTTTCAACTGCCGCACCCGCACCTGCACCCGCGCCTGCGGCTGGAACTGCGCCGAACAACCCATCGCTGCCCGCCGGTACGCTGACGTACCCGCCCGGCAACCAATGGACGGAGGTGGCGTGGGCGGTTCAGTTACCTCAATCCGTGAACGGGCGCGATCTCTTCTACGGCAACACCCAAGAAGAGGCTGAGGCAAACGCTGCGGCAGCCGTTGCACCCGCGCCCGCACCCGCACCCGAACCCGCGCCCTCACCCGCACCCGAACCTGCGCCCGCACCCGCACCCGAGCCTGCGCCCACACCCGTGACCACCGAGTCCACCATCGTCACGGTGGATGAGCTCGACCGGCGCGTCATTGAGGGTGAGACGATGCGCGACGTGCTCCGAGGGCTGCGCGCTGGCGACCGGCTGATCCAGAACAACGGCAGCTACTACAACGTCACCAGCGTCTCTGATGACGGCAACACGGTGCGCTTGGTGGGCTACCGCCCCGACGGCACACTGGCCGGCTCGGAGCGGTCGTTCACCGCGCGCGACATCTTCGACGCACTGCCCGACACGGCAACGCTGACTCGCGTTCCGGGCGCTGCGACACGGCCGCACACCTCGGCCGATCAGGCGTGGCGTGTAGAAAACCGATTCAGGCTTAACTCGCAACAAGATCGGCCGTTCGGGAGTAACGGTCCGGGCAGCGGCTACACCTACGTGGTCCGAGCGATCGACCCCGCCACCAACACGGTGCGCGTGGAAGCTACGCAGGCGCCGGGCACATTCCGCACCTTCAACGCCCAGGCGATGGCCGACCTGATCGATGCCAACATCGTCACCGTAGATGCCGTAGCCGCTCCCGCTCCCGCACCAGCGCCGGCACCTGCCCCAGCGCCGGCACCTGCCGCACCAGCCCTGCCGCAACTGCCGCAGGATCTGCGCGGTGCTGCGCCGTACTACCGCTCCCACCCTGTGGGGTTCAGCAGCGACATCGACCGCGCGGCGTACATCGCGGCAGGCACAACGCGCTCATCGCGCGACAGCGACTACGTGCAGTGGGTGCGCGACCAGACCGGCTGGACCGTCAGCCAAGTGCGCGACCACGGACGTGCGGTGCGCCGTGTCATCAACGGGCTATCCTCAAGAACCTGGAGCAGAGGCCGCGTCGGCGTGCCAGTTCAGCCGCTGTCGTTCCCCGTACCAGCCTCGCGCCCCATCGTTGCTGCAACCGATGCGGCCCGAGCTCCCACACAAGCGCCTGCCCCGGCCCCTGCGGCGGGCATCACACGCCCGACAGATCCGCGCACACCATACGACCCGCTCGACCGCACCCAACGGCGCATCGAGCCTGTGAGGCCGCTGGGCGTCACCCGCCAACGTCTACTCAACCTGATGCGTATGCTTGCCGGGCGGGTGGCACAGAACGAAGGCTTCAGGTCTGACCGCTACCTACCGCCCGGGTCGCTGCCGACGGATCTAGTACCACTGACCGCCAGTACATCGGAGAAGCAAGCCGCGTTCCGACGATTCGTTGAGGCATACGCAACTGCAGCAACTACAAAGCTGCAAGCTGATCTCGCCAACGCAAACACATTAGCGGAAAAGCAAGAAGTAGGTAAAGAATTATTCGGTATCAACTCACCGAGTGGAAGTTATTTCAGCGGAATGAGAGTTGTTGGCGAAAGTATATATTTTGACTTTACTGATGCGTACGGCGGTACATCTAGTCAAAGAGCTACATTTGATTTCAGCTATAACAACGGTAACGATGCACATTTTTATGCCGCAGGCTTTACGGCTAATAGCGGTGTTGGTACACCGTTCTACGACGCGGTGTACGGTGCCGCCGTGCAGTCTGGATTGGGGATAACCGTCACCGGGTTGCTCGATGCGAACAAGCGCCGCATGCCGCTGAATCGCCTGCGCGCCATCCTGCGATGGGGGCACAAATTCAACGACCTGCAACGTGCTGAGCGCTTGCTCAAGCTACCGACGCGCCACGTAGATAACCCTGATCCTTCGTTCGGAACGAGCTTTAATCTTGAGGGGTTGTTCCAACGCACAGAGCAGACGTTCCTGAGCGGCATAACCCCGGCTGCTAGGCCGGTAGGGTTTGATTTCGCTACAGGTCAACTGGTGGTGGGTCCAAACCGCACCCCCATCCCTGATGTCTACGACTGGCTGCAGACCCAGTCTGCACGGATCTCCGGACAAAACGAAGACTTCATCAATCGACCGACTGTTGACGGCCTGCGGCTTGTAGGCATCTTGCGCGAGTTGATGGCCACGACGGACGATGCTCAGGCGCAGCAGTTGGCGGATTCACTGACTGAGCAAGGAACCAACCGCCTGTTCATGCGCGACACGCCAGAAGGTGGGCAGCGCAGCATCCTGGATGATGAGCCGGAAGACGATGCGGTGTTCATGCAGGGGCAGCCGCCCGCTCCGCCTGCACAGCCGCCTGCACAGCCGCCTGCACAGCCGCCTGCACAACCGCCTGCACAACCGCCTGCACAACCGCCTGCACAACCGCCTGCTCAGCCGGTGAGCCCCCGCGCTCCCGGCGCAACGCTGGCCGGCGTTCGTGCCGGTGCGCAAGCGCCACTGGCTGGAACTCTGCGGAGCCAATTCAGGCAAGTACTGTTTAGCCGGGTTCTCTCACGGCAAGTTCGGGCGCAAAGACTGCGTGAACTCGCGCAGCGTGCCGGCAATGTGTTGACAGAAAGTTTCGCAGACTCGCTCATCCCTGTTGTGCGGTGGGTCGAGTCGCTGGCTATCCCGACAGGGTTGCGCGACCGGATCGTCGGCGCCATGTACACCGCGCCCAACGTGCGCGACAACATCCTGGCCGAGGCCCGCGCCCGCTACGGCGGCGACCAACTGAACACGGAGCTCGATGCCCTGTTCCAGGCGCGGCGGCGAAATGACCGGGGTGCCACAGTCGAGGATGTGATCCGCGATGCTGGCTACTGGGTCACGGCCCGCTATGCGCTCATCAAGAATGCGCGCATGCTGGCCTCCGACCGCCAAGCCACGGCCGATGCCCTGCAAGACCTGACCAACGCTCAGCAGCGGCTGACCACTGCTCAACGCAACAACGCACCTCAAGATCAACTGGACGCGCTGCGCGATGAGATCACCACCGCCCAGACCGCCTACAACGATGCCCGCGCAACCGAAGCAGACCGCGAGTTCGCGCTGAACCAAAGCGAAGGCGTGGACAACCACGTCGGATCCTCGGGGCGCGCCGTGGGGCTTGCCGGCGGCATGAACAACGCCCAGGCCAACGCCTTCATGCAGCGTGCCGAGCAACTGTTCGGCCGCCAGGGGCTGGAGCGCGTTGCCCAGCAGGTCTACCGGCTCAATGCCTTCCGCATGGCCACCGACATCGAGAGCGGCCGCATCGACCCCGCCAACGCGGTGCTGTTCTCGCCGGAGCTTGCAGCCCTGGCGCCCGAGATGGCGCGGCTGCAGCAACTCTCGGCAACTCCAGGCTCCACGCAAGCGCAGATCGAGGCTGCACGCAACGACTTCATCGACAAGCTCAGCCGCAACTCGCAGTACGTGCCCACCACAGGCGACCCCGAGCAGGGGTTCGAGCAGGACGTTCTGGGCTCTGGCTTCAGAGCGCCGAACGTGGCCCGCGAACGGCGGCTCATGGGTCGCACAGGAAGCCTCGCCAACGACGGCATCACGGCCACGCTGGGCGGCATGCAGCGCTCTGCCTCTGCGGCCGGCTGGAGGCCCTTCACGAACCTGATCGAGACGGCCTACAACCAGATGACGGACGCCCAGCGCCAAGCCGCTGGCATCCGCCGCGTGCCCATCACCGCACTCGACCGCCTGTCCGACAACCTCATCATCGTCAACCAGCCCGACGGCTCGGCCGTGGGGTACTCGATCCGCGACGGCGCGGAACTCGGTGCGCTACGCAAAGAGAACCTCGAAACCAGCAGCGCGCTGGGACAAGCGATCCAAACCCCCACACGTCTGTTCTCAACGCTGGTCACGCGCTGGAATCTACCGTTCGGCCCTATCAACATGGCGCGCGATATATGGGAGCGTAGCGAGAACATGCGCGCCCGCAACTACCGCACCGCGTCTGGCCGTCCTGTGGACTCCGGTAAGGCGGCAAACGACATGCTCCGTACGGCGCTCAAGTCTGGTTTGGCCAAGGAGATCGCATCGCTCTACTTCAACAAGGCGATGGGTAGACCGCTGCCCAACTCGAAGTACGCGCTGCTGTTGCGCGAGTTCGAGGAGTTCGGCGGTGGCGGCAGCAAGTACGGCACGTTCCTGGCCCGCGACCGCAGAGACTTCGTTGATGAGGTTAAGAAAGTCGGCGAAAACAGGATCTTCAAATCCGGTCGCGCGCTTGCAGGTTACGTTGGTATGTGGAACGACGCCTTCGATTCGGTGGCACCGCTGTCGGCATACGCCGCTCTGCGCAACCAGGGCATGAGCAAGGAAGACGCCGCTGCGGGTGCGCTCGATCTGATGAACTTCCGCAAGACCGGTACAGCCATGCCGATCGTTCGGGCGCTCTACGCCTTCGCACAGCCGACAGTCACAGGCGGCGTGAACTTGCTGAAGACTTTGAAGACCCCGGTTGGGCGTAACAGAGCGCTCGTGTACACCGCCGGGCTGATGGCGCTGCACGCGCTGTTGGCCTCGTTGGCCGGCGAAGATGAGGAGCTCGGCAAGAACAAGTTTGACTTGCTCGACGACTACGCCAAGGAGAGGTCGCTGCCGCTGCCGCTACCCAACGGCGAGTTCCTGAAGCTGCCGCTCGGTTTCGGCCTGCCTAGCGTTGCAAATCTTTTGGCACTGCGCAGCCGTGAATACTTCAACGGTGAGAAGACGGGTTTGGAGGCGGCGAACTCACTGGCGTTTGATGCGCTCAAACAGTTCGCAGCACCTATCGAAGCGCCCAAGATCAAAGACGACAACTTCAAGGCAGCGGCACAGATGTTTGCGCCCACCATCTTGAAGTCGCCGTTGAATGTGGCCATCAATCGGGGCGGCTTGGGGCAGGAACTGGTGCGTGAGCAGTTCCTCGACAAGGCTCAGTTCAAGTCGGAGCAGGGCGCACCGCTGACCGCCGAAGAGTACAAATGGATGGCGCGGGAACTGCGCCAGATGACAGGCTGGGACATGGCGCCTGAGCAGATGAAGGAAATGCTTGGCACCTTCGCGCTCGGACCATTCCGCGTCGCCCAACAGGTGATGATCGACAACCCGAACAAGGAGCGCCAAGGCCGTGAGGTTGCAGCGCCCGTGGTCAGCAGCCTCATCGCCGGGACAAGCAACGCCATCATCCGCGAGTTCGGCAAGTTCGAGCAAGCGGGGCTTGAAGCCAAGCGCGAAGCCAACGCCGGGACCGAACTCACGCCCGAGCAGCAAGAGATCGCTGACCTCTACGACGAATGGGTCGAGGTGGAGAAGGGCTTCCGCAAGCGCGGCGCTGCGCTGACCAAGGCCGGCGTCGAGAAGGGCGTCACCGAGGAGCGCACCGAGCTTCGCACGGAACGCAGTCAAGCCCAAGCCGACATCATCCGGCGCTTCAACGAACTGAATCGTTAACCCAAGGAGTCCATCATGCCCCTGAAGAAAGGCAAGTCAGACAAGACCGTCTCGTCCAACATCGGTGAGATGGTGCGCAAGTACAAGGACACCGGCAAGATCGGCACGTCCAAGCCGAAGTCCATGAAGGCCGCTCGGGCCCAGGCCGCAGCCATCGCCTACTCGAAAGCGGGACGCACCAAAAAATAATCCCCGATGCTGTTACGCACCGGGGATCAAACCTCTTTGGTACTTCCTTCAGGGAGAACAATCCAGCAGGGCTGGACATCCCGACTCTACGACCGCTGAGCGGCCGTGTCAACTGACGATGCGCCAGTCGTCCGTCAGCATGTCCGTCTGACTGGCCAGCCAGGGCACCCTCGCCCCCGGCGTTGTGCGCGAGTCGTTGGGGTAGGACAGGTAGATGTAGGGCAGCGTCATCTTGCTGTGCTTATCAGGCACCTGCAAGGTAAGGAACAGGCCGTTGCCGTTCCACCCCGCCCGCTGCACATGCAGCCCCATCTTCAGCGCCTCAAGCGCATCACCAAAAGTCATCAAGGGTTCCATGATTGCTCCTTTCAGCAGCCGTAGAAACAGCGGTCTTCTTCGTTGTCGTAAAGACCGGGGTTGTCGATGTCCTTGCGGACGATTTCCCTGACAGCTTGGAGTTGCTCCTCGCTGAGGGTGTGCATGATGTCGCCGCCTGCGTACTTGTAGTCGCCGACCTTCAGCAAGCGGATGTCTTCGACCCTCGGACCACTCACCTCGGCCGTGCCATGCACGTAGCCCATGTCCTTGTCGTTCGGCGGCAGGTCATGGAAGTAGTGGAGGTAGGTCAAGGATTCCATAGGGCACCGCACCTTTCGCAGGCGTAGATGTGTTCTGTGCTGTCGCACTCGGGGCAGTAGACCCGCCTGTCTCGCTCACGAATCGTGGCCTGCGTGATCGCCTCGCGCAGCACCTCGACCGCTTCGTCCAACAGACGGTCTGCTTCGCGCCGGCTGCTCATCGAGTTCACCGAGCACAACCGCGAACCGCAGATGTGCTCCAGCGCTTTGCGCATCGCCTCGGTGCTCATGGTCAGAACGAGGTTGGCTTGGCCACGGCGCGCGTCAGCGCCATCAGGCCGGTCTGCAAGTCGGTGGCGCCGATGCTCACCCACCGCTGATCCAAC